AATGACAATAGTGACTACAGGGTCAGTGTTTATTACAGCAATGATATTGATACTGTTGTTTATAGTGGCTGGTGCGCTGTTGGAGAGGACAAGTTATGATAATGATTAGATTATGGCAAAACATCCAGGTGGAAGACCGACAAAGTATGAGGGAGAGAAGACTGTAGCTAGAGTGAAAGAGTACCTATCTTCTTGTGTAGATGAGACTTATCAGCTAGTGAAGACAGAGGGTGAGAAGACTACAACATGGGAAAACAAGATTAAAGTCAGACTGCCTACTATAGGCGGATTAGCTTCTTTTCTTGGTGTTGCAGATAGCACTATTCAGGAATGGGAGAAGAAACACAAAGAGTTTTCGGTATCTTTAAGGGAAGTCATCAAGGAGCAAGCGAGAAGATTACTCGATAGTGGCCTGTCAGGAGACTACAATTCGACTATTGCTAAGCTTGTTCTTAGTGCTAATCATGGTTACAAGGAAAGATCAGATCATACGAGTGGCGACTTACCCATACCAATTCTAAATGTTCAGCCAGACAACAGCGCTACAAAAGATAAGGGCACTAGAGAAGAGGATTAGAGCTATTCAAGGTGGCACTGCGGCCGGCAAGACCATAGCGATAATCCTTTATTTAATACACCTGGCTCAGTCTGATAAACAGCCTACTATTACTAGTGTAGTTGCTGAATCTCTGCCTCATCTAAAGAAAGGAGCCATTAGGGACTTCCTGGAAATAATGAAACAACATAACTACTACAAAGAGGATCGCTGGAATAGAACAGACAGCACTTATAACTTTGAGACTGGGAGTAGTATAGAGTTCTTTGGTGTCGAACAGCCTGACAAAGTAAGAGGGCCTAGGCGTGATCGTTTATTTATCAATGAAGCCAACAACGTCGCCTTTGATACATTTGAGCAGTTAGAAGTACGAACTAGGGGATTTGTTTATTTAGACTGGAACCCAACTAATGAATTCTGGTTTTATACAGACGTGGTTAAAAAGCGTGATGATGTTGATCACATCATTCTAACTTATAAAGACAATGAGCTGCTTGACCAGGCGACTATTCGCTCTATAGAACAGCGCAGAGAACGCAAGGGCTGGTGGAAAGTTTATGGTGAAGGACAATTGGGAGAAGTAGAAGGAAAGATATATAGAGACTGGCAGACTATCGATGCTATACCGCATGAGGCTAGGCTAGAGCGCTATGGGCTTGATTTTGGTTATACAAATGACCCTACGGCCATAGTCGCAGTCTATTATTATAATGGCGGTTATATCATTGACGAGATAACTTACCAAAAAGGTTTAAGCAATAAGCAGATAGCGGATATATTTAAGAACCAGCCGGCCAGTATAGTAATTGCTGACTCAGCCGAACCTAAATCCATAGATGAGATTATGAGCTATGGTGTGAATATCTTAGGAGCAGAAAAGGGCGCAGACTCAGTAAGGCACAATATCCAGCTTGTCCAAGCTCAAAGGGTATCGGTGACGCAGAGATCGGTAAACATCATTAGGGAATATCGCAATTTCCTTTGGAAGACTGACAAGAATGGTAAAGTCTTAAATGAACCTGAGTTGCAATTTAAGCATGGCATGGATGCTATTGCTTACTCCTTATCATCTTTAGTAAAAGAACCGGCTGACGAGAAATTCCCAGAATTTCATGTTGTGCGTGATGAGTTTGGCCGCTCAAGAATAGTCTGATATAATAAAAGCAATTAAGATTGACAAATAATAAATGAGAAAATTTATTCTTATTTGTTATCATGCCAATCCCCAAACAAGAAATTCAACTCAAAGCCCTTAGAAGAGTAAGGGAATATAGACTAGACGCTGAGAATGAAAGCAAGCCTTGGCGTGAGCGGATGCTGGAAGTCTATAGAACTTATAAGACTTTCACTAAGAAAGACCCTACTAATGCCAGTGGGGATTATTACGTTAATAAAGCCCATGAGGTAGTGGAGAAGGTAGTCCCTCGCCTCATTGCCAAAAACCCTAAATGGATAGTTACGCCTAGAGATTTAAAGGCGTTCCAGACACCACAGCAAGAGGCTTTTGTACCAGCCGGTGAAACAAAGAGTATCAATCAGGTTATTCAAGATCGTGCCTCTGAGTTCTCCGCTGCGGTCCAGGATTTGCTTACTTACATTTGGGATGAGTATGGCCTAAGAGAGAAGTTTAAGCTTATTGCCAAGGCTCTTATTGTCTATGGCAAGGCTTATGCCAAGACTGACTATAAGTATGAGATTGCAAGAATATCAGCGGGCAAGAAGAAAGTGGGGGAAGAGCAGGAAATAGTCGAGGAAGGCGAGAATGTAATCACTGAGGAGATAATTGGCGAATATCCGACAGTGACGCCGATTAGCTGGACCAATATATTCTATGATCCTCGCTTTATCAGTCTGGAGGACAGGCCGGCAATGGTTGAGAGAGTAGAAGGCATTAGGCTATCTGCTTTGATGTTTAAGAAAGACGAGGACAAACTCTTTAATCTTGATAAGCTGAAAGAACTTGGCAAGATTAGCAAAGGCAAGAATCCCAATGAGGACTTTGCCGTTAAAATTAAATCAATCACCGGGCTGTCTGATGATGACAACATCACTACGCTGGATGAGAACGCTATCAACATTCACAAGTATTATGGCTACTTCAATGAGACGGAGGAGCCTAGTGATGAGAAGCTTTATGAAATCTGGACGGTAAACGATATGCTGGTGATTAAGTATAAAGAGATTGCCAGAATACCGATTGAGGAGGTGAAATGCTTTGAAGACCCTGAAACAGCTTATGCCGTTGGCTTTGTTGAGCCAAT